ATGGTTCCTGTAGTGATGTCTGGGTTTTCTGCTCTTGATAGTATGCCTGAGTGGTACAAAGGTTTTCTAGGCGCTGCCGTTGCAGCATCGTTTGGCCTGCGTGGTCTGGCTAACTGGAAGAAATAAACATGGCTAAAAAACTTCCACCTACAAAAGGAATGCTTGGGGGCAGAAGCGATACTCCTCCTTTGCCTGAAGAAGGTCCCGGTATTCAAATTCCTATAGAAGCTCCTGATTGGTTAACTCCAAATCCTTATGATACTGTCGTTATAACTAGTGGCTACACGCCTAATGTTCTTGAAGTTTTTGAAGAGTTAATAGGCGTACAAGGAGTACCAGAAGGAACTTCTCCAGAAGTTTTATCAGCTTTAGAAACGCTTGTAGAAGGTGCTGACTCATCCGAAATATACCAAGTTGCTCAAGAAATACTTGCAGCAGGTAGTTGGGAAGAATGGTTAGCACAACAGCCTACAGGTGATCCCGGTCCAGTAAAAGGAGACCCACCTAGACAAGCACCTATACAGCCTGAACCAGAGCCTGAGCCACCAGAACAGGTAGGTATTAACTTAGAAGACTTCCAAACACAGTTCCCTGATCTTGATCCTAGTGCTTATGAAGATGGTATGTATACTGATCCTACTACAGGTACAGTGTATGTTATCAACATCCCACCAGATTTAACAGAGCCTGAAGAAGAAGAAGACGAAACAGACATAACAGAAGACGACACTACTGACGCTATAGATGACGGTGCAGATGACTTACCTTCTGACACTACTGAAGATGACGCAGGTCCGGTAAAAGGAGATCCGCCTAGACAAGCGCCTATAGATCCTGAGCGTCCTTGGGAGTATATAGGTAACGGTAGGTTTAGGCATGTCACTACTGGCGAAATTATTACTGATCCAAACTATGATCCAAGTAGCGATTTGTACGAAGTAGGTGGGAATTATAGTAGAGGTGATGAAGAGTCTTTAGAGCCTGAGCCAGAACCTGAACCAGCACCCATAGATCCTATTGTAGGACCTCCCGGACAGAACGGTACAGATGGACGCGATGGCGTTGACGGACAAGACGGCGTAGACGGTGTTGACGGACAAGATGGTGTTGACGGTGTTGATGGACAAGATGGTATTGATGGCGTAGACGGTGTTGATGGTGTTGATGGTCAAGACGGTGTAGACGGTGTAGACGGTGTAGACGGTGTAGACGGTACTGATGGTACTGATGGTACTGATGGTCAAGATGGCGCTCAAGGAGAACGTGGACGTGCTGGTAAAGATGCTAGTATGTTTACACCTTTCATGACTTCAATAGGCTACACACCTGTACAGTTACAACAACTTGTTGCACCACCTAAAAAAGATTACTTTAGAGAACTTGATGGGTTAATTGGTCGCAGTTTATTTGGGAAGATGATTAAATGACGTATTTAAACATAATGAATAATGTGTTGCGCCGATTGCGTGAAGAAGAAGTTAACAATGTTACTGAAAGCACTTACTCTAAGATGGCTGGTGACTTCATTAACGATGCTAAGACTATGGTTGAGCAGGCGGCTGATTGGTCTGCACTGCGTGAAACTATTACAATTTCAACAACAGCAACAGACAACACTTACTCACTAACTGGTACTGGTGATGACGTGAAGGTAATGTCGGTTCTTAACAACACCCAAAATTGTTTTATGCAGTACCAAAGTAAAGACTGGTTTAATGATTCGTTGTACATAGCAGGGGCCGCTGAAGGCGCTCCTCTGTACTATACGTACAACGGGTTAGACGCTAATGGAGATACTCAGGTATTGGTTGGTCCTGTGCCAGATGGTGTTTACAGCCTTCGCTTTGATGTGGTTAAGCGTCAGGGTAATTTAACGTCTAACTCAGACAAGCTTTTGATCCCTAACCAACCTGTTATTCACCTTGCGTTAGCTTTGTTGGCTCGTGAGCGTGGTGAAACAGGCGGTACTTCTACTGCTGAATACTTTGCTATTGCTGACAAGTACCTATCAGACGCTATTGCTATTGACGCAGCAAAGCACCCAGAAGAGATGATCTTTAGGACTATCTAATATGGCTCAAGAACTACGCAGTATTAATCTTGTAGCACCAGCTTTTAAAGGGATCAACACCGAAGACTCTCCTTTGGCGCAGGATCCTTCTTTTGCTGAGATTGCTGACAATGCAGTTATTGATAAACGTGGTCGTATTGCGGCACGTAAGGGTTATGATGTAATCACCACAAACAAGACTGTACTTGGTACTGCCGCTGTACGTGCTATCAGAGAGTTTAGAGATAACGCAGGTAACAGTAAGATCTTCTCTGTTGGTAACAACAAGATCATTAGCGGTACAACTACACTAGTTGATGAGACACCCGGTAGCTATACTATTACTGCTGACAACTGGAAAATGGTTGACTTTAATGACAGCATCTATTTCTTTCAGCGTGGTTATGAGCCTTTAGTTTACAGCAACGCTTCAGGCGCAGTAGAGAAAATGTCTACGATAACTGGCGCGTCAGGTGCAACTGACATTCCAAAGGCTAACGAAGTTGTTGCTGCTTATGGTCGTCTTTGGTGTGCTGATATAACTAACAACAAGTCTACTGTTTACTGGTCTGACCTGTTGATTGGGCAGAACTGGACAGGCGGTACTAGTGGTAGTATTGACATCTCAAAAGTATGGCCTGACGGTTATGACGAGATTGTATCACTAGCAGCACACAACGGATTGTTGATTATCTTTGGTAAGCACAGCATTGTTGTGTACCAAGGCGCAGAAGCACCAGCAACAATGTCTCTATCAGACACTGTAGCGGGCGTTGGTTGTGTTGACAGAGATACAGTACAGCATACAGGAATTGATGTTATCTTCTTGTCACATACAGGCTTGCGTAGCTTTGGACGTACAATACAAGAAAAGTCAATGCCTATCAGTACGTTATCCCGTACGATTACAAAAGACATTATTGGCTTAATACAAGGAGAGACAGAGTTCTTTAGGTCTATTTACAGCCCAGAAGAGAACTTCTACTTGTTAACATTTGTAGGTCAGGACACAACCTTCTGCTTTGACGTTAGAGGAACATTAGAAGATGGTTCGTTTAGGGTAACACGATGGCCCGGTTCTGTCTTTACAGCTTACGAAAGACTGACTAATGGTACACTGTACGTAGGAACAACAGACGGTATTAGTGAGTACAAAGGCTATTCTGATAACGGTACAAGGTATCGCTTTAAATATTTTAGTCCTAGCTTAACATTTGGTGATGCTTCTCGTTTAAAGATTCTTAAGAAGATCAAGCCAACGCTGGTAGGTGCAAACAGTGCTACTGTATTTATGAAGTTTGCCTATGACTTTGGTACGTCTTACAGGACAACAGAGTTTACAGTAGGTAACCAGAACCCTGCTTTTTATAACGTCAATGAGTTTGGCGAAAATTCTAACCCACTATCAGAGTTTACTGGTGGTGAACTTACTAACCAACGCAGTTTGAACGCTGTCGGTAGTGGTACAACTGTTGTTGTCGGTCTTGAGTCAGACATCAATGGCTTTGCTTTATCATTACAAGAAATTAACCTACTCGCGCTGATAGGTAAAACGCTTTAATCGGAGACAATAATGAGTGTACAAGATATTTTAACAGATATTTTAGGGGATGACTACGGTAGCATTCTTAGTGGTGCCGCCTCTTTAGGTCTCCTTACGTCTGCCTACAACAGGCTAGGTGACATTGGTGAGAGAGGTCAACGTCTTGGTGAAGAACTTGCAGAAACTCAGATAGGACAAGCTGCTTTTAGACCGTACACTGTTACTACTGCCACTGGTGGTCAGTTTATGGCCGGTCCAGAAGGAGAGTTTACATTAGGTTTGTCTCCTCAAGAGCAGGCTTTTCAACAACAGATGTTTGAACGCTCTGGTGGTTTCTTCCGTACACCTAGAGGTGCCGCAGGATTAACAGATGCAGGCATTGAAGCGGCTGACATAGGACGTGCAGAGTTAGGTCAGCAAGCCTTTGGAATAGATCCGACTAGAGCAGCATCTCAACAA